AACCCCAATGTTTTTACCCTTCATCCTGCTATCTATTCTAAATACTATGTCTTAGATCGACGTTTTAATGCCTTCCTGTACGCCTTCCAATAGTGAAGAAACAATGAAAATAGCACTTGGCATGTTAGTTGCATGCTGCATTATTTAAAATAATTTAATTTTATTTGTAATTTTTTTAACTCTCATTCGTTTTATAAGCACACAAAATGAAAAGAATGAAAAATATGAACAATATAATAGAATTAGAACCTTATTTAGCTGAAAGAGATAAGCAGAACCTAATTGATAGGCTTTGTAGCCAAGATTCTACGCTTGATCGTGCATACTTAAATGCTGAATTATCAGATGATCCAGACTTTTGGCATGAGATAAACAGACTACTAAAGAAGATACTACGATAGATTTTATCTATTGATAATGATTTATTGATAGATTTAATTGTGTTCCTATTTTAAATAACATTCTGTATCTTTATCACATCGCCACAGAGTACGGCGAAAGAGAAAAAGCGGCGTTCCTGCTACACTCTATAACAGCAAAATTGGAACCGCTCCACGGGGATTGCGGGTAATATATAAGAGAGTTTAGAACCTCAACCTGTCCACCTCGGCGCGATAAAGCGGCATAATTAAAGGCACCATGCGAAAGTATTAGAGTGCGCCAAAATATTTGGTTTATGAAATTAAGCAACCCTGACTCTGAAGGTTTCTATCTAGCAAAAAAAATTAGGACAAATACCCTAGTAAATTAGCGGGTAATTGCAAAGCCTATCAGGTCGCGCAATTGTCTTTTGATTGCTAGGGTTCTTTGTTCTTATAGATGGTATTGGAAATATAAAAATTAATTTTAAATCGAAGGGTAAGATTATGAAAACTGTATATTTTAAAATGATGCTAGAGAATGTGGTAGCTAATGAGTCAACAATGCGCGATAACGTGCAAGCTTTGGCCGTGTCTGCTATCGAGACGTTTGGAAATCATGGTGATACTTCACGTATTGAAATGCTAGTGAATGCTAGTATCAAGATGAAGAGCATTAGATCACAAACGTTAAAAGAGTTTATCAAAGACCATGCAAATGTGAAGTTCACGCCTGTCAAAGATGGGGTTGGATTTGTAGTTAAGAAAATTGGAAAGGGTGCAATTGAAGTTAAAGAAGTTACTGTTAGTTGGTATGACTTTGACAAGGCTGGGGTGGCAGTAGAAAAAGAAGCAATGAAGGTGCTTAGAGGCGCATTAGCTACAATCAAGAAAGCACAAAGCGACAATAAGTTAAAGACTATGACAGTCGAAGAGTCTAGGGTGGTCGCACAATTAGAATCAATGTTAGCGGCATAACTAAAACAAAATCCGATGCTATCTATAAGAACAAAACTTTTCAACAGCGGGTAATGCCGCGAACCAAGCTGGCTACCTTGCAAAACTTGCCACTAATCTAAATAAAATACGAGGGTAAACGTATGAACTTCAATTGTGAAATACTCACAAAATTGCAAGCGGTATCAGACGCACAATTATTCGAGGCGATGCAAGCGTGTATCAGAACAGACGCTGGTAGATTGTTCCATAAGTGTGAAGAGGAGCGTGTACGAAGAATTGAATGGAGGGAAGCACATGGGTAAGGATAAGACAGGGTTTCACTTGCACAACCCCAAGATAAATAAGTTTGCACAGAAGTCACCAGAAAATCTAAAGCTAATGGTAATGATGGTGGCACTATCTATTCAGCAACCTTGGTGGGCTGTAGGAGGTCAGCTAAAGGACTATAGGCTGCTGGGCGCAAAGTCTAGGTTTGTCTGGGGTAATAAAGCTAATACCTTGGCATGGCTTGACGCTGGCATAGATGGCTTACACTCAGACGCTATGGCTGTAGTGGCACAGTACAAGGGCAGGCAGCTAGACATAAAGCTAATGGAAGTATTCATACAAGTTGATGGCATGGGATTAGCTAAGGCTGGTTTCTGTTGCCAGCTATTTGCAGGGCGAGTGGGTTGTATTGATGTTCACAACCTTAGAAGGTACAGCATACCTGAGTCAGTGTTGAAGTTTAGTAAGAAGCTCAAACCTGAGAGTCAGGAAAAGAAGATAGAAGCCTACGTCGATGCATGTAGACAGCGGCGAAGTGTAAGGCTTTGGGACAGTTGGTGCGAGTTAATAGCTAAGAAGCAACCTAATAAGTGGACAGATGGTATACAAGTTAGTAAAGTACATCTTGATTACTTGACGGCGTAGAACCCTCGCAACCTGAGTATGTTGTTAAACTGCTCACCTATGAGGATGTGACAGAGTGGCTTATGTAATGGACTGCAACTCCATGTACAAGGGTTCGATTCCCTTCTTCCTCTCCAAATTTATATAACATAGGAAAGACTATGGAACGTGAGATAGTAGTAAAGAAGGCAGGTGATAAGGGTTGGTCTGTATCTGATAATGATGTGCAACTAAGTTGTCATGCTACTAGCCAAGACTCATTGTCAGAAGCATTTAGACTTAGCCAGATGCGGAACCCACCAATTAAAATCGTAGTCGATTGCACAGGAGAATAGTATGGACTTTCATAGAGTCAAGTCAGTAAAGGTTGTAAAGGATTCAGAAGATAGATGGACTACCTTGCACATTGTGCGTGAGGAGAATGTAGATCTAGATGATGAAGGTATTAAGCACATAGCAGGTATGCTTAGTATGAGGGAGCGTGATGTTATGCGTGTACTTAATTTTGCTAGGGGTTTGGGTACTTTCACAGAAGAGGTTGCTCTATTTCCTGTAGGTAACAAACCAATCAAATGGGAGTTTGAATGATGACTGATATAGATAGAGCGCGTGAGCTAAGTGATGCTAGTCTTATTGATGAGCATTGGGGTGACGCTAAGGAGCAGGGGTATATGGTGGAGGTGAGGTTCTTTGTGAATGCCTCCAGCCATGAGGATGCAACCCTTATAGTAGATAAGGCAATTAACACAGCTAAGTTAAATGAGTTAGAGGCTTGGCAAATAGAAAACACTGAGGAAGTAGAATGACTTATTTAGAATTGGCTGACTTTATCTTAAAGAAAATGCCTAAAGAGTACCGTGACCTAGATGTTGCTGGGTCTGTTAAATGGGGGCTTGAAGGAGATGACGGGCTATCTGGTAGCTTATATAGTGTCTCTGTTCTTCATCACTTTGATGGTGCATTTAAGGATGAGTCTTTTGTAACATTGGAGTTTCACTAATGATCTATCGTCTAAGAAAGTTTAAGAAGCGTTATGGTATCAAGTATGGTCGCTCCTACCTTGCAGTTCATGTAGGTAAGAGATCATGGTATCTCCCTCATCATAGCCGTGGTGCTTTGTTTAGCGTCAATGAATGGCATGGACTGACTGAGGTGAGACGCAATGACTAGCCTATTCTACCAAGCCATCCAGTGTCAGGGTAATCTAGACAAGGTTATCCCTTACAGGAACCATCCATTGGTAGGACATATAACACCTGAGAATATTGAGATAATTAAAATGAGGAGGGAAGGGTATACAATACAGTCTATAGCAGACACATTGGATGCCTCCTACTCTAAGGTGCAACGTACCATTAGTAATTCACCACTCTGGCAGGATTAACCTAGTGAATAATTTTGACACCCTTAAATAAATATGCTACCCTCTATTCTAAATAAAGAGACAGCAGTAAAATAAATACTTTAAAACCAAAGAGAAAACAAGATGACTACATCTAACATTATATATCTAAACGACAATAAAACAAATGTTGTACCCCTTAGTACCTTAGTTAACTCACATCCTTTAGATCTACTTGATCCACCTGAGATTGTTAACACTGTTGTTGAGTCCAGACCTATGTACTACACAAGTCAAGAAGGTATGACTCTACTCGACACTACACGTAGAGGGTTACATGTAAAGGGTGAAGATGAGTTACCTATGTATGTTGTTAAACCAAGCTACAAGTTTGAAGGTGCTCAGTACGAGGACATCTACAAGGCTATGGTTAATATATGTAAGGCTTCAGGTATCAACTGTGCTGGTGCAAAGGTTAACTCAATGATGTCACCTGATGGTGCAATGGGTACTATGACACTGACTTTACCTGAGTATACCATAGAGACTGCCAAGGGTGATGAGAGTGTATTCCAAATCAATGGGCGTACCTCATTCAATGGTACATGGAGTGTTGTATTACAGATAGGTGCTGTGCGTATGGTATGTACCAATGGTCAAGTCTTTGTAGATAACTTCAGTATGTACAAGTCGAAGCATACTCTTACCATGTCAACTGAACATGCACAGCGTAAGTTGGCTGCTGCATTGAACAGCTATCAGCATGAGGCAGAGCGTTGGAAGGAGTGGACTAAGAATAGTATCACTAATCGTGAAGCCTTCAATGTATTTGCAATGGCTGCTAAATGTAAGTTTGCATTAGCCAAGCCTAGCATGTCAGTGTTTGAACTCATGTTAGAGCCTGAGGTGTACCGTAACAGGGCGTTGCAGTACATGTGGAACCAATACACCACTGACGATCAAAAGACTCTAGGATCGACGCACTGGGCTGCTTACAATGCAATGACACACTGGAGCACACATGCACCTGCTGCTAAGAAGACAGCGGAAGGTAGCATCCTAGCAATCAAAGCCAAGCGTGAAGACTCACTACGTCTAGCTGCTGGCGCACTACTAGCGGTAGCTTAATCATGCAGAATCTAATTGATGTGTCTAATCATGTACTAAAATATTCACAGGTCTACCTAATGGATGAACCTGCTGGTGAGAGTGTACAAGAAGAGGCACTTCAATTACTTCTCAAGCATGGTCAGTACGTGCTATCATTCCTTGAGATATACTTGGAAGTATGTAAAGAAGAATTAAACAACGAACACTACGGGAGTTTAAGATGAGTGCCATAGATCCAGATGAGTGGAGAGGTGAGTTTGATGCAGAGATTGATGATTGGTGGGCGCAGCTATGGGCATTACGCATCAGTGCTGTTGTGCCACTAGGATCAACTAAAAATAAATTCATTTCATTTGTCCACGATAGATGCGGTGAAGCAGGAAGCAGACGGATAGATGATAGTGATCTATCTAATTTGTTTAGTGATTTCTTAGATGGTCTAGTCGAAGGGAGTATCGAATGACTAAGTTTCAATTCAGCGAAGATCAATACTCGAAGTTCAATGCATCTTCATACATGAGTATCTTATATAAAAACAAGTGTGCAATGACAGGACTATTCTTAGATCACTATGGCGTAGATGAACACGCCGTAGAATTCTCAGAAGGAATTGATATTGACATACAAAAAGATGTGTACATTCCTTTCCTAAAGGAGTACTATGAGCAAACCTTAAACAACAACGGAGATAAAGTATGAACCCACCTAACATTATAGAAGGGCAGGTCTACTTCCCACACTTAGTAGTACCCAACCTTGACTACAACAAAGTCAAGTCTTGGTATGAGTTGCAACTTGCAGTATCTGATGATGTCTTTGAGATGTTCGTAGAGGCAGGGTTCTCAGAATCATTCTTATATCCAGCAGGTAAGAAAAACTTTACACCTGACCCTGTGATTAAGTTCGCAACATGGGCGCATAACAATGACGGATCTACTATTGCTCCACCTATCGTGGTAGACAAGGATAAGCAGCCGTCTGATGCATCCATAGGTAATGGCTCCACCATTGCAGTACAGTGGGCAAGAAAAGAGTATGGTCAAATGACCAAGATCATACGCCCTCAGTTACAGGCTGTACAAATCCTCAATCTAATTGATAGAGGCGAAGCAGCAACACCTACTAGCGTAGAATCACTAGCATTTTAAAGGAGATAGTATGAGCGAAGAAGGGAATGGCTGGACATACACAGCAGATGACAAGGTTTACTTAGTAAATAAGTTTACTGATGAAGGACAGGTAGCTTTCAAACTAATAGTAGAAACTAACACAGAGTTAGACGCTGCCCGTAAGAAGACTATGCAGTTAGAGATGGCAGTACGTGGCTTCAATGCTGTGATTAGTGGTCAGCTAACTGATGATATGATTAATGAAGAAGTAGAAAACACACCAGAGGAGTAAGTTAATTGAGTTTTGTGAAGCTCCATCAGCCGTGTCCAGAATGTGGGAGTCGGGATGCACTATCAGTCAACGATGACGGTAGTGCGTTCTGCTTCTCCTGCAACGACAGGTTTAGCAGTAGAAAATACGAAGCATTGACGGGTCACACACCAACAGGAGATAGTAATATCAACTTAATTACAAGCGAACCAATCACCTTTGCAGAAGAGGGTGAGTTCATGGCGTTACGAGACAGAGGTATATCAGAGGCGACAGCCAAGAAGTATGGTGTACGTTGCATCACTGGGCCTGATGGCTCTATTCAGAAGCACCTCTATCCGTATCTAAAAGATAAAGAAATTGTAGCTTACAAGGAAAGAATCCTTGGAGCTACTGGCAAGGAAAACTTCTTTACTAGAGGAGCAATAAAGGAGTCAGGTCTATTTGGCGAACACCTCTTTCAGGAGGGTGGGAAGTACATCACCTTAGTAGAGGGAGAGTGTGATGCTATGGCTGCATACGAACTACTAGGTTCTAAGTGGCCTGTAGTTAGTATAAGATCAGGAGCTAATGGTGCAGAGCGTGATGTGAAAGCCTCACTTGAGTACCTTGAAAGCTTTGATACAGTCATCATTAACTTTGATGAAGACAAGGCAGGGAGGGAGTCAGCAAGGCGTGTAGCTAGTCTACTCAAGCCAAGCAAGGCTAAGGTAATGACACTGCCTGAAGGCTATAAAGATGCCAACGAAATGCTCATCAAGCAAGAGCATAGAAACTATGTGCAAGCTTTCTGGGCAGCTAAAACTTATACACCATCTGGTGTTCTTAGTGTTACAGAAAACCGTGACAAGTATAAGAACAGAGAGAAGGTTAAGTCTTATCCTTATCCTTGGGAAGGATTGAACGTGAAGCTGGAAGGCTTACGTCCCGGCGAGTTGATTACTTTAACTGGTGGCACAGGACTAGGTAAGACTAGTGTTACAAGAGAGCTGGAGCACTGGTTAGTTAAAACAACAAATGATAACGTAGGTATAATCTCACTAGAAGAAACCTTCAACAGAACTGTAGATGGTATACTATCTATTGAGGCTAATGCTAAACTACACATTGAAAGGATCAGAGATCAGTACACAGAAGAGGAGTTAGATAAACTCTTTGATGTTATGTACGATGGTGAGAACAACAATCGTGTATGGATACATGCTCACTTTGGTGCGAATGAGATTGACGCTATCTTTAGTAAGCTACGGTTCATGATTGTAGGTTGCAACTGCAAGTGGATAGTCATTGATCACCTTCACATGTTAGTGTCTACTACGGCGGATGGAGATGAGCGACGTGCTATTGATGCCATCATGCACCGCCTTAGGACTCTCGTAGAAGAGACGGGAGCAGGTATAATACTTGTGTCTCACCTTCGTAGGGTAGACGGTAACAAAGGGCATGAGAACGGTATAGAGACAAGCTTGTCACACCTAAGAGGGAGTCAATCTATTGCTCAGTTATCTGACTGTGTTATATCACTTGAAAGAAATCAGCAAGCAGATGATCCACTTGAAGCCGCAACAACTAAGGTTCGCATACTGAAGAGTAGGTACACTGGTGATGTTGGTCTTGCTACATCTCTTTTGTTTGATGATGAGACAGGTCGGTTATCTGAAGTAGCTACCGATGATCTTACTAACTCAGCAGCAGACAACAATGAAATTTCTTTGGGGTTTAAGTAATGAGATTAGTATTCGATATAGAAACTGATGACCTTGCTGCAACCAAGATATGGTGCATCGTTGCTAAGGACATAGACAGTGAACAAATCTATACCTACGGGCCTAGTCAGATAGATGAAGGATGTGAATTACTTTCAGATGCTGACGAGCTTATTGGTCACAACATCATAGGCTTTGACATCCCTGTAATAAAAGACTTGACAAGGTTCAAGACGTTGGGAGAAGGACAGAAGATAGTAGATACACTAGTACTCTCTCGACTGTTTGATCCTGTACGTGAAGCTGGTCACGGTCTGAAGTCTTGGGGCTACAAGCTAGGCTCTAGTAAGATAGACTTCAAGGACTTTACAGGTGGCTTCTCACCTGAGATGCTAGACTATTGTATACAAGATGTAGAGCTTAACCTAAAGGTGTACCATGCATTACGTGAAGAGTCTCGTGGCTTTAGTAAAGAGTCATTAGAGATTGAACATGCGGTAGCTTTGATACTAAAGGAGCAAGAGAAACATGGATTTATGTACGCTACAATGGAGGCTGATCTACTCCTCGCTGACCTACGCACGGTTGTCGCTAAGACAGAGGCAAAAGTTAAACGTGTCTTTAAACCAAAAGTAACTAAGATAAAGTTGTACCCACGACACACAGCAACAGGCAAGCTAAGTAAGATGGCAGACTCCTGCGCTCTTGGTAGTGGTACTGGTGTGAGGATGACTAAGCCAGAGTATGACTTAATGACCCTCAAGATTGAGAAGGCAGCAGGTGAGTTGAGTGTATGTGCTCCTGTAATACGCAGCAGATCTAAGGACTTCAACTTAGCATCAAGGCAGCAGGTTGGTGAGTACTTACAAGACTTTGGATGGAAGCCTACTGAGTTCACGGTACATGGTAGACCTATAGTAAATGAAAAGACATTAGCAGAGGTGCAGGGTATACCTGAAGCTGATCTAATTAATTCTTATTTGATGTATCAGAAAAGAGTATCTCAGATTACTTCTTGGGGTGAGGCTACTGAGGAGGACGGTAGAGTGCATGGCTTTGTTATTCCTAATGGGGCTATCACTGGTAGGATGACACACAGACAACCTAACATGGCTCAAGTACCATCTTCTAATTCACCCTTTGGCTCTGACTGTAGAGCACTATGGGTTGTCCCTAAAGGAAAGAAGCTAGTAGGTATTGATGCTAGTGGTCTTGAATTACGAATGCTTGCACACTACATGGATGATGAGGAGTACACAAATGAAATCATTAACGGAGACATACACACCGCTAATCAAAAACTTGCGGGACTTGAATCAAGAAATCAGGCTAAAACATTCATCTATGCACTCTTATACGGAGCAGGAAATGTTAAGCTTGGGAGTGTGGCTGGAGGAGGCCGCGACGTTGGCGCGAGACTTAGAAAATCTTTCTTTGATAATCTTCCAGCATTCAAGACTTTGCAAGATAAAGTTGGCAGAGCGTCAAAAAAGGGATACATAAAAGGTATAGATGGTAGGAAACTTATTATTCGTAGTGAGCATTCTGCTTTAAATACTTTACTGCAAAGTGCAGGAGCAATCGTTATGAAGCAAGCATTAATATTCTTTGAAGAAGCTATGAAAGATTTAGATGCTTATGTAGTTGCTAACGTACACGATGAATGGCAAGTAGAAGTACACAAAGATTATGCTGATGAAGTTGGTAAGCTGGGTAGTCAAGCTATCATAGATGCTGGTGTCTTTTTAAAATTAAAATGTCCCTTAGATGGAGAATATAATGTCGGAAGCAACTGGTCAGAAACGCACTAACCCTAAAACTGGTAAACCTTTCTACTACAAGGACAACCCTGAAGCTGTTAAAGCCAGAGATTCCCGTAGGATGTGGGTAAATGGTAAAGAAGTATTTAAATCTCACCCCCTACACAAGCCCGGAAGGTACAAAGGATTTACTGACGCAGCGTTTAGTTCTTTAGCAAACTATGAGCAAAGCCTAGAAGGTGAAGTATATATAATATATAGCCCTTCATTCCCTAGCTGGATAAAAGTAGGGATGGCTGTTGACTCTGAAGACAGACTTAAACAGTATCAAACAGGTTCACCGTATAGGGATTACTCAGTGTATGCCTCTTACTCTACCGGCAATAGAAGAGAAGCAGAAGCAGAGGCTCATAAAATTTTAGGGAAGAATCATGAACGTAGGGGTGAGTGGTTTGTGTGCTCTACTATTGCAGCTAAAACTATTTTAGATAAATATTTTGGGGGGAAACAACTTGAACTCTTCTAAGAACTTAGACACATTAGTAGCTGACATATACAACACATTAGATTGTTTATCCGATGGAGTAGATCTTAATATATCTGACAAAGAAGTATTTGATTTTGGTGAAAAGATGAAGGCTGCTTTGGTACACTGGGCCACACCTAGAACACAAAGTACAGGGCTGCGTATGAGCAACGTAGGTAAACCTGCACGACAATTGTGGTATGATATTAATAGAAAATCTTCTAACAATAAACATTCAGCATCAACACAAATTAAATTTTTATATGGTCATGTCTTAGAAGAACTTTTACTTATGCTTGTGCGCCTTGCTGGACATGAAGTAACTAATGAACAGAAGCAAGTTAAAGTAGAAGGTATTGTGGGTCACATGGATTGTAAGATTGATGGAGAAGTAGTTGATGTTAAGAGTGCATCAGGGTTTGCATTTAAAAAGTTTACTCAAGGCACCTTAGCAGAACAAGATGACTTTGGATACATGGCACAGCTTGCAGGGTACGAAGCACATGAAGGTACTATTAACGGTGGCTTCTTAGTTATCAATAAAGAAAATGGAGAGATTTGTTTATTCCGTCCTGATGATATGGACAAGCCTGATATAAAAAATAAAATTAAAAAATTAAAGAGGGCTATAAAACTTGACATTCCACCTAAAAAATGTTACTCTTCTGTATCTGAAGGCGTAAAGGGTAATGAGAAACTTCATAGATCCTGCGGCTACTGTCCCCATAAATTTGAATGCTGGCAAGATGCTAATGATGGTAAAGGACTTAGAGTTTTTAAGTATTCTAAAGGCCCTACATACCTTACTAAAGTAGTATTAGCCCCTAGAGTTGAGGAAATATTAATTGAATAGTAAAACAATGAAACGTATTAGACGTAAGAGTTTAGAT